AAAGCTTCTGCTACTTTTCTTAGTTCTGTAACTTTTAGATCTGTAAATGACATTTGACTTCCTCTCGTCATTGTTAATTATATCATTAAATGGCTAAGGGGACTATCGCTAGTCCCCCGCCTTGCAACTAATTAATATTAGTATGTATCGGTATAAGGCGCAGCGTTAGCTCCACCAGTAATACCAGAACCGTTTGTAGCTGATCCGAATGAATTTGAAGTCATTACAGAACCTGCAACAGCAATGTTCTTAACGATAACGTGTGCATCGTAGTTTTCCATTACGCAACCGACACGAATGAATAGTGTATATTCAATTGTATCTTTCTTTGGTTGGAACAAACGATAGACTGTTACATCACGCTTGATACCAATGATAAAGTTTTGCGGGAATGTCAAGTGAAGATCACCTGTATTTGCACTACCATTGTAGGTCTGTGTCTCGTTGATCAACGGAACGTTGATAACAGGGATACCGAATGCGAATGGAGTTGTTGTTCCTGGACCACCATCGTTAGCAGCAACATCACCACGTAGGATACCTGAAGCGATATCAAACGGATTGAAGCCACCACTTGTCATGGATGTAAGATTAAAGAGATAGTCTTGAACCAAGTTAGATCCTGTGAAGAATCGGAGTTGGTTACGACGTTGCTTATACTTACGAGGCATTGTCTTAATTGCTTGGTTGAAAATTGTTTTGTCAAGTCCATAACCAGCTGCATCAACAACGTGAGCGTTGCTAAGAGCCAATTGACGGAAACCTGCAAATGCTGACATCAAGCCTGAACCAGTTCCAGTACCGTTAATAAGGGTATCCTCAATATCGTTACCAGCCTGGGTAGCCATAAGACGCGCAATGTGATCCTCTAGATCTGGACCTTCAATATTATCTTCAAGAGATTCTGCTGAAAGTTCCCAGTCAAGACGGAGTTTACGAGTTGTAAGAGAGACCTTGTTAAAGGTTGCATTCTGTGCTGTGAAAGTTGTTCCATTAGCGTTAGAATATGTACCAGTAGCTGCCACGAAATCACGTGGATTCTCTTCTTGTGCAACTGTCATGATACGTTGTCCAACTGCAACACGATCAATCTCGGTTGTGTTTGAACGCATACGAATCGTGCGGGCTGTCTTAGCAAGAATTGTTGCATCCCACATGTAATCCAAGAAGCGATTAGCCTGATCTGGATATAGGAGACCATTACCTGAAAGGGTAGAGGAATCAGCGGAAGCATTGACTGCTGAAGAACCGAGGTTCGTTGTATCAATTACTTTTTGTAGAAGTTCATTACTCATTTATTATTTCACCACCTTATTTTTTCTGTATTTTTTATATATCTGAAGCACTGAGGAAAGCACCTTGCCATATACTTTGTTTTGGTTTTTGACCCGATGGAGCGGAAACCCCAACGGACTTCTGTACTGCAGTTGCGGATTCAAATCCCTTGAGCTGATGGTCAACATATTCAATCTTGCCACCAAGATCCTCAACTGTCTTTGTTAGTGTTTCATTTTTCTCTAGAAGCTCTGCATAAGCTTTCTTCAAATCCTCATGTGAAGAATTAATCTTTGCAAGCTCACCATTAGTTGCGTCAACAACTTTCTTGAGATCTGCGATTGTTGCAGATTGTAGAGAATAGTTCTTTTCAATAGACTCACCTAGGAAGGTCTTCAGGTTGCCGAGTGCCTTCTCAAAATCAAGAGTATCTTCAACTTCAGAAATTGATGCAGCCTTTTCAATGCTGGTATCTTCTGCAGTAGCCTCAACAGTTGAAACTTCTTCGGCTGGAGTCTCTACATCTGCTGCAACTTCTGCAACTTCTGCATTTGTATCTTCTGCCATTTTGTTACCTCCTTCGTTGAGTGAAATATCATCACTCTTTTTAAGCCCGTCACTTAAAGTGATCTTTGACTTTGTATTTTGATCAGGATAAAGATTAATTGAAGTATCACTAGCAATTACATTACCTGCCAAACCTGGTGCTGCTGTCTCGCCAGCAGTGTGATCGGATGTTGGAGCATCATCTTTCTTAAAATAAGAATCAATTACTTTTTCAATTGCTTCAAACTTTTCTGAATCTTTTTGTTCAACCCATCCAATATTAATCATTGGATCTTCGCATACAACACAATTTTTTGTTGTGTGCTCTGATGTTGATGCTACTTCATCTTCTTTACACCAAAAAACATTTTCTGTTATTACATCTGCTATCATTCCTTTAATAAAAGAAGAGCCATCTGTATTTTTTTCAATAGACATAAAATTAGCTAATTGATTTGCTGGAGAATCTACAAGTGAAAGTTCGTGTAAATCATAATCATGAATAACTCTACGAGTTTCATTATCTCCATCAACTTTTTCCATTTTTGCATCATTAATGTTTCCACCAATAGAAAAACCTGAGTAAGTTCCATCTAGGCACTTTTCCCAGGCATCTTGAGCACCTTTTGAAATATAAGCAGTTACATAAATTCCATTATATTTCTTTTGTGTCTCTGGATCAAAAAATGTATCTTCTTTAAAATTAACCATTTTACCAACAGCAACAGGACCATGCATTTCACGAATATTTTTTCTAAAATTACCAAATGCTTTTTTATTTGCATCTTTAGTTACAATATCTCCATGACGATCAACATTATCTAACGATGCCCAGCCAGATACAGTTCTTTTTTCTTTGTTAACTTTAGCAAAAGGCATTGAAATAACAAGTTTATTATTTTTGCTTTCAATAGTAGTTGTATTTAGCTTATTCATAAATCAACACATCCTTTTTAGAAATTAAATACGTTGCTAAATTCATAATCTTATTAAGATCATCTCCTAGCAAACCCAATGCTGTATTGCATTTGTGACAAAGAACTCCACGAAAACACTTTTCACAAGCTTTTTTATCTGAGCATATTGTATGATCATGGTCTAACGTTAATCTTTCTTTTGATGTACATGAATAGCATCCATTTTTTTTAAATTCTTCAACTTCTTCTACAGAAAAACTAGATCTTCTAGCTGAATCATAATGAAATGTGCAATAAGTCTTTTTTTCTGCTTTGTTTAAACATCCGCTTATAGAGCATTCTGCTCCACGATGTGACCAAATTTTTTTAGATTCTGCAGATCCCACAGAACCTGTTTCTCTAAATCTTTTATAGTGCATGTGACAGTATAAACTTTTCTCGCCATTTCTACGTTTAGCGTTAAAGCAACCTTCAACTGAACAATTCTGAATATCCATATGTAAATAAATAATAGCAGTATTTATAAATAACGCATAATTTTCACAAATTATTTTATAATTCCACTATTTATTTTTATCACCTTTCTTACATCTGTGCCTTCTGGTTGGTAGGCTTCTGGAGTTTTTTCTGGAACACCTTTATCCCCGTCATTTATGTTATTTACATAAGGAGTTTGAATATGAGAGTCTGGCAACACATTAGGGCTATTCATAGAGTTATGAGATACCAGCCCTCCAGTTATGAACCCGACCAAAACATACCCGATATGTGGCAAATCACGCTGAAATCCTGTTGCAGCCCAGGTGCTGAATGCTCCTGTAGAAGCTATCATAAGCTGCTTTGCATCAAAAATTTGAAATTTAAAATGATGTTTTAAACTCATAATGTGCCTTTTAATTCATCATAAATTATCTGAGGTATAGTATTCTTTGCTACAGTAACACCTTGTTTCTTTTCATATTTAACTAGTGCTGTTTCTGTTTGGATATTCATAGTTCCAGTGTCATATACCTTTGGTAAGAGACCTGCTTTTTCTAAAGCCTTTTGAACTGTCCATACAGCATCATTTGTTTGACCTACTGCAAATGAAGTTTGAGAAGAAGGAAATGGAGGAGCTACAAAAACTGTTGTACTTGGAGAAGTAACAGTAGTTCCATTTGTTGTTCCAGGGTGTGTCACTAGCATACCCCCAGTCAGTGCTGTGGCACCTACTGCTACACCCGCTGTTGCTTTTTTACTTGTAGCAATAGATGTTGTTGGTTTTAAAGGAACAGGATATTTTGGTCTTACAACTGCCATTACAAAAAGATAATTTCTGTGAACTCTCCAGCATCCTTCTTTTGTAGGATCATTAGGACTACCAGTATTAAAACCAATTGTTGTAAATCCTCCAGGACTTGCTGCTTCACATATTTCTACATGGTCTACAACGCCATCGGAGTTCCAATCGTAGAAAACCAAATCGCCCATTTGCATAGACATTTTATTAACTACTAATCCTTGACGCTGGAACCAAGGCAGTGCTGCAGGATTATAAGAAAATCCTTTAGGGGTTTGTGCAGCAATTAAATGTGATAAACCTACTTGAGCAAAACACCAAGACACGCCCATTGCACAATATGGAGCATTAGGAACTCCGTACCAGTCACCATATGGATTTTCATTGCTTACACCTTCATGAAAGCCTATCTGCATCCTTGCAACATTTAGTACGTCTAATGCTGTTGCCATTTTTTAGTTACCTTCTTGTGGACCCTCGCCCTTTGCGTTCCGAGCGGTTCCCATTTTATCAGGAGCATTTATTGTTCTATTTTGATCACGAGTTTTGTTACCACTTGCATCTGATGCTGCATCTTGCATTGCTTTAGGATTTAAAACAACAACAGCATCACCTCCTGGAAGGGGAGCAAGTCCCTTACGAGCACGAATTTCATTAGGAACAATAACTTGATCTTTAATATAACGATCATCAATTCTTGACTGAGTTTCTTCATCTGTCAATGCAAGTTCATTAAATCGTAGTACAAAAGCGTCTGTAAGCTCTCTTATAATAAGATTAATTTTAAACTCAAGCTCTTCTTGACGTGGACGACAAACTTGTTCTTTAAATGTCTTATCAGCATCTTTAGCATTTGCCAAAGAAACGCCTTGTGGCATACCTATCTTTGAAATTGGAACACGGTGAGCAATAAGAATACGATCTCT